CTGTACGACCCACCTCAATACGGTTCTGCTGCTTGTACAGCCGTGTTACTCTGGGACGACCCGATTACTCACGAAAACGCTCCAACGCAAGAGCAGATCGAACGCATGCTTGCCTGGATCGACGACTCGGTAGTCAATGAGCCAACTGACTTTGATGATGCCTGACAACATCAACCCACTGCACTACACAAGCGGTGACATCGAGTGTATTGACGCCATCAAAGCTTCGATGACCGCTTCCGAGTTCTTTGGCTATCTCCGGGGTAACACCCTCAAGTACGTCTGGAGATACAACCAGAAAGGTGGGCTCGAAGATCTCAAAAAAGCTGAGTGGTACTTAAAGCGCTTGATCCTGGAATTTGAAACTGACCCCTTCTCTGACCCACTTGCCTGATCATGTCAACCCATCCATTTGACACCAGCCCTTTCGCTCACACCAAACTCAAGCACGTTCCCCAGTACCTTCAAGCCGAAGCTTCTCACTACGAAGACCAGTGCGAGAAGTACTGGAGTAATTACGGCAAAATTGCATCGCAGGTTGATGCAGCTATTGCCGAGATGGACCGTCGCGATGATCTCCGCTCCAAGGAACGCTGGGTTTCTGACGAGGGCGGCTGGTATAGCCCTAACGGCTTCATGGACAGCGACTGGGAGTACGAACTTGGTTTCCCGCTCCCTGAAGATCCCGAATGGCACGACTGGAAAGCCCAGCGACGTGTTGAAGCCAACTGGCGCATGGATGACACGGGTTGGTACGCGCCAGACGGTCGCCATGAGTCTGAGTTCGAAGCAGAGAATCTACCTGAAGATCAGATGGAAGAGATCCCCGAAGGCTTCGGCCTTTGACCTACACCCTTAAAATTGACACCACCCATGTCTGACTACAAAGTTCTTTTCGGCCTGCAGCACCTTAGTGAGCTGCAGGATTCCCATGAAATCGCGTTTGATACGGAAACGCTCCAGCTACAACCTGAGTACGGAAAACTTCGCCTTATTCAGGTTGGCTGTAGACAGAAAAAAGTGATCGTTGTTATTGATTGCTTTGAACTCGAAGATGAGCGTGACTGGAACGAACTTACAGAGTTTTTTGAAAAAGATCGCACCTGGATTGCTCACAATGCAGTCTTCGATCTTGGCTGGCTACAGGAGCAAGGCATCTACCCTAAAGGGCGGTTTTTATGCACAATGCTGGGCAGCAAACTACATAAAAATGGGCAGCCAAATCTAAAAGTTGGTCTTGCTAATGCCGCGCAGCGGTATCTAAATATCACCGTCGACAAGGAGCAGCAAAAATCTGACTGGAGCGTTCCTGACCTCAGTGAAGAGCAGTTGGTCTACGCCGCAAGGGATGTCGAGGTTTTGCTGGAGCTATCCGCGCACCTTGTACAGATTCTTGCAAAAGCTAGCTTGATTCCAGCTTTTCAATTAGAGTGCAAAGCGCTTCCGGCTATGGCCCAGATGTGGCGTACCGGACTTCCTTGGAATCGTTCCAGTCTTGAGCAGTTACGCGATGACTACAAGCACCAGATTGATGCGCTCGGTAGAGACTTTCTATGGGAGCTTGATGAAGCGCTTCCGGAAGACAAAAAACTCCCCAGAGAAGATCAAGATCCTCAACGACTTAAGAAACTCAGGGAACTGGTCACCCAAATGGGACACGACGATGACCAATATGAAAAGTGGCATGCCGAGATCTTCGAACTTGAAAACGCTCCACCCAGGTTCAACTTACGGCCTAAAGATGTCGGTTCTACTCGTCTTGGGACTAAACAGAAAGCAGGTTTCAATATAAATAGCCCTAAGCAACTTCTTGCGAAATTTGAAGCTCTGCTTGGACATAAACCACTAGATCCTAAAACAGAGAAACCCAGTGCTTCTAAAGCTGCGCTCCAAGAGTACGCCGCTGATCACCATGTCATTCAAACCTACTTGGCTTGGAAAAAGTCTGAGAAGCGGCGCCAAATGGTCGAATCCATTCTCGAAAAGATGGATGCTGATGGATTCGTCCGGGCCAGCTACCTCCAACTCGGTGCTGAGTCGGGGCGAATGTCCTGTATCAAGCCCAATAACCGGCAGATTCCCCGTGATTCAGAGTTTCGACAATGCGTTGAAGCTCCTGATGGTTGGCTGCTTGTTGATGCGGATTTTGGTCAGATGGAACTTCGACTGGCTGCAGCAGTGGCGCAGGACGAAAGGATGACCAAAGCGTTCCAGGCTGGAGAAGACCTTCATACCGTGACCGCTGAAGCCATCGGCTGTACGCGACAAATTGCAAAATCTGCAAATTTTGGCCTTCTTTACGGATCTGGAGCGCGTGGTCTGCGTAATTACGCTGCTGCATCAGGCATCACGATGGAGTTCGAAGAAGCCCAAGGCATTCGTGCTCAGTGGCTGAATACGTACCAGGGCATCAAGGAGTGGCAACAGAACAACGCTGCTGAGGCAGATAAAACCCAGGATCAGTCTTTCGCTGAGATCCGTATCCCGAAGTCCGGTATGCGGCGGCTACTTCCAAAGGCCATGAACCGCTTGACGGTGAGGTGTAATACACCGATCCAGGGTGCTGGCGCGGCCATTCTTAAGAAGGCTCTGGGCGATCTATGGCCGCTGCTCGAGCAGGAAGGTGAAGACAACGTTCGCTTAGCTGCTTGTGTGCATGATGAAATTTTGCTATTGGTTCGCGAAAACCATGCTCAGCGCTGGGCGGACCAGCTAAAACAAGTCATGGAGACCGCTGAATCCAGGTGGCTCGGTGAAATCCCGCCGCTTGCGGAGCCTTCAGTAGGAAAGAGGTGGTCCGAAATCCACTAACACCTTGAGGTGCCATGATTAGCATCTACAACACCTCTAATGGCTGGTCTCTTAGTACTCAGCCATTAGGGGTTTATTACAGTAGCCTCGTTGAAGTGATGGATGCTGCTTATGCAGCCGAGAACAGGAAGGCAGGTCATTCTCACCTACCTGAACTACGAAATAGCGCGTGCCACAACTGCCGATTTGCAAAGGGCGGCTAGTTTCCTGGAGCGCGCCAGGGAAGTAAGAAGCGGATGTGACAAGCAGCGTGCAAAGGCCAGGAAAGATCAGCAGACTGGCTGGCGCAAGCATGTCGACGATTCAATCAACTGGTGACAGATCGCTACAATAATACCTAGCAGTTTTTCGTAGCATGGCAATTCGCCACGGCAATAAGACATATCTCCAGATCCTTCTTGATCCCAATCGTGCCAAACTTCTGACTGATCTTGCCGACCAGTCGGGCATTCGTCCCAGTGCATGGGTGCGGAACGCTGTCTACAAAATGATTGAAGAGCAGGTTGAGCAGGACATTTACGCTGCAGCGCTGGAGCTGGATAAAGCTGCCTGGCAAGAGTCGGTGCGTCGTCGCGTCGAAGGAAGGATGAGAACCAAAAAAGATTCAAAAGACAGCTGACAGGGCGTTGACTTCTGTGTAATGCAGCTTATATTCCGTCCGTGGTCAAAAAACACCCATGCCACGGTACGCACTCACCACCCCAGAACAACAACGTCCGCTGTTTCTAGCGGCTTATTACAACGCCCAGGGGAATGGAATCCTATTCACCGACAAGGCAGAAGATGCTTGCTCGTATGTAACAATTGAGAAGGCCGTTCAAGTTGCCCAACAACTGAAACTCAGTTTGGGTTACTTGCCTCATATTGTGGAGGTGGATTACTAATGGCCTCTGATGGCTTTACACAGTACATAAAAGACATCGTTCGCTATCCACTTCTAACTAAGGAACAGGAAATTCTCCTGTCGCGCCAGGTGCAGGCTTGGATAGGTAACGAAGAAGCCACCAAAAAAGAAATCCGGGTGGGGCGTCGAGCCTACGAAAAACTGATCAACTGCAATCTGCGGCTGGTCGTTTCCATCGCAAAGCGCTACACGCCCCATGCACGACGTTCGGAAATGTTCGACATCGTGCAGGAAGGCAACATGGGCCTTGCTCACGGCATCAAAAAGTTTGATCCTGAGCGTGGGTATGCACTGTCTACCTACGTCTATTGGTGGATCCGCCAATCGATCACCCGTTACCTAAGCTGCAACGATCGCATCATTCGGCTGCCGTCCCATGCAGTCGAAATGCTCTCCAAAGTTAGGTCATGGAAGCCAGAGTTTTTTGCTGTCCACGGCAGACAACCGACTGTCGAGGAATGTGCCGAATACTGCAACACTAATCCGCGTAGGATGCGTGAATACCTGGAACGCAGTATGGACTGCACTAGCCTAGACCGGGCTATTTCAGGTACTGACGGTGATGTTCATCTCATTGAGAGCATCACTACAGGTGAGCACCCGATGGAGAACCTTCAAGACCTTCTGTCTTTTGAAGAGGTTCAAAATCTGCTCGCGCATCTCGATGACATGGATCGCAGTTTGATCGAAGGGCTTTTTGCTCTACGAGGCGGTGAACCAAAAACCTACCTTGCTCTAGCTAAAGAGCACGGCATGTCAAGAGAACGCGCTAGGCAGCGATGTCAGCGCGCAATGAACCGGCTTCGTACTGTCGCTAACCGCAACGTTTATGTGTCCTAACTGCAACTCAGACTCGTCGAAAGTCATTCTCACACGAAGCATCGACGACAAAGTCAAGATACGCCGTCGCGTTTGCAACACCTGCGATCACAGGTGGTACACGTTCCAGGAAAACGAAAAAGTTTTACCTGAAGGTGCTATTCACTGGGTCGGTAAGCGCATCCAAAAACAAAAACCAACTGTTAAACCTGAAACACCTCTTATCTAATGGAATGTCCTCACTGCGGAGTGTCGAAGCGTGGTCTTCACAAGGTCACGAGCACAAGAATATCTTGTGGTATTGGGGTAACCCGGGTGCGTAGATGCGGAGGGTGTGGCGAGCGGTTTTTCTCCGTTGAGGTTCCGATTGACGAGTGCCACATCGCTCCAGTCAACAAGCACTACCACGTCAAGGATTCTGTATTTCGTCGTCTCATCATGTCTCTCTACAAATGACTGCAAAGGTTGAACTGATCTGGGCAACGCCCGACGCTGAAAAGCTCATCGTCAAGATGGCGCGTGTTAGCAACCCTGCTAACGAAGACAACTGGGAGACAGGGCCTAAGCTCTTGCGCTACCTACTCAAGCACAAGCATGTATCGCCATTTGAAATGGCTTGTATGTGCGTCAAGATTCAGACCGAACGTGACATCGCGGCTCAAATCCTGCGGCATTCTTCGTTCTCGTTCCAGGAGTTTTCAACTCGCTATCAAAAGACTGGAGCGGCAGAAGTGCCTCGGTTCCGTAGGCAGGACGAGAAAAATCGGCAAAACAGCTTTGATGACATTCACCCCACGTACCAGGGGGACTTTCAAAAACGTACTCAGCACGTTTTCTCTGATGTTTTCACTCTGTATGAGTCCCTGCTGAGGGATGGAGTTGCGAAGGAAACCGCACGTCGGATCCTTCCCCTCTGTACTCCAACAACCATGTACATGCAGGGAAATCTGCGGAGCTGGATCCACTACATTCAAGTTCGCACCAATGAAGACACTCAGTTAGAGCATCGGCAGGTTGCTCTCCAGTGCCTTCGCATTTTCAAAGAATGTTTTCCCACAGTCGCTGAGGCTGCTTTCGATAAAGTCTGACTATGAAAATCCCTTTTCTGACCTGGCTGGAGCGGGTTGCGCTTGGCATCCTGGTTCGCAGTCCCAACACTGGAATGGTTGCTGTCAAGCAGATGGACGGACCACTACTTTTCATCGCCAATTCACCTTTTGATGAAATGCCCATCGGGGAAGAAAACCCACTGGCGAATCAACTAGAAAGGATTTATCAGAACTCAGGCGATGGAATGCCCCACGGACCTGATTGAGGTTTTAGACAACGGGGTTTTTCGGATCTGTACGCCCGGTGGTGGCCTTTGCGTCGAGACGCGAGGTGATCACCGGGCTATTTCTATTGCTCACGCAATACACCGTTCCACCCACTCTTCAATAGCGGCTTCTCGGGATTCGGTCCAGTAGTCGCGGCCTCTGTACCACGACTTCCAGTCGTGCCCAGACTTGTGGCTGTTGCAGTGCAGGCAACAGGCGACTAAGTTCGATTCTCGGGTTAGTCCACCTTTCGACTTCGGATGAACGTGATCCAGTGTCGCGTTCTTGCCCAATGGCTCGGAGCAGTACGCGCAGCAGTAACCCCACTGCAAAAGGATTCTTTCACGGAAACGCAACTTGGCCTGCTTCCGTGGGACGAGTTCGATCTCGTCGATCTGATGGTCCACTACCACCTGGTGCCTTGCAACATCAAGAGACTTGACTTGCGGCTG